CCAACCGCCATACGCGCGATGCGATACATCATCGCGTCGGCGTTTGTCTCAGGTCGGCTCACGCCACGTCGCCCGATGCGACCGTGGTTGCCGATGACGCCGACCACCTTGACCTTCTCAAAGTAGCCAAGCATCTCGCGCACCAACTTCGCCAGAGCCTCGGCGGCTCCGAACATCTGCGAGTACAGCCCAGAGTCAATCAGGTGCGCCTGACCGGGGAAGATGTCCTCACCCTCTACGAGGTCTCCCAGCAGGTGAATGTGCAGCTCACGGACTGGGTGCTCAGCCCGCTGGATCTCAACCAGCGTCTTGACCTTCTCCGACAGCAGCGCGACGCGCTTCGCAGCCACCTCGGAGTTGTAGGTCGGCGTGATCTTGCCCCACTGCCAGTCCGACAGGAGCAGGATCGCTGCCTCTGGGTTCTGCTTTCGCTTGTCCTTCTTCGGTGCCGTCACCGGCGGGATCGCCATTGCGCGGGCCGCGTCGCCCGCCGCCTGGTAGACCGCCGTGACTAGTTCCGAGGTCGCCTGCTCACGCTTGGCGAGCGCTCGCAGCGCGCGCCCGTGGGCAGCCTTCAGTTCTGCTAACTCGTCAGCCTGTGTGAACTCGCTCAAGTCCGTCACTTTGCAGCCCTCCCACAACGGCAGTCCCCGCGTCGATGACGCTGGACGACATACGCCGTCAACTCAACCCCGTGATCTTCCAGCCAGCGGGCGATAGCCACGCTGGTGATTGAGGGTGCGGCAAGTGCCGCTTCTAGTTTCTCCATCTCAGGCGCTTTCAGCCCCGGCTTCTGCAAGGTGCAGCGAGGCCCCTTGGCGCGCTTATGCGCCGCGAACTCCGATAGATCCACTCACAGTTCCTCCCATTCGGGGTCGGGCAACGACCCTCTCGCGGGAGGTTAGTGGATAACTTCCCGCGTGTCTAGATAGTGAGGCGTGTTCGGTAAACCGCAGCCTCGATTGCAGACTCAATCGCAGACTCGTCCAACTTGATCCCACGCTTCAGGCACTCAGCTCGAACGAGGGCGAGGGCCGCGTCCTTCTTCTCCTGACCAGCCTTCCCCTTCAGGGACTGCTCAAGGCTTGCGACGGTCGTCGCTGCGACCATCTCGATGATGCGGTACTGCTCGGCACCCATCCGCGCCTTCAGGTAGTCAATCAGAGCGCGGGCAAGGAAGCCGAGCGCGCCGATGCCCACCGGCACGAGGGCGACGATCAGGGTGTTGATGAGATCACTGACGAACGGATCAACGGTCACGGGAACCTCCTACTTCTTCTTGACGACAATCATTGCAGGAGGAGGTGGGAAGCCCGCCTTCTCCTTGGAGTCACGCAGCGCCTGCACTTCTTCTGGAGTGACGCGCATTGCTGGTCGCCCCTCGACCATTGTAGGGCAGGCATAGAGCCAGTCGGTGCCGTCGTGGGCAAGGGTGACCCAATGGCCGTAAGTGTTGCCGGGGCGCTTCGCCCAGTCCTTCTTCTGCCAGCCTGAGCGGAGGTGGTCAGGGATGACCGTTTGCGACGCCTGGATGTTGAGGATCAGCACCCCGCCAGCCTTGGCACTCAGCGAGGATGGCGCCCAGCGATAGACGATCTTTGCATCGAGCCCGAGGAGGTGCAACGCGTCCTGCACCTGCTTCGCGCTGGTACCCTCGGCCTTGTCTGGCGTGTCCACACGCCCGGCTGCCTTGCAGGCATCCCAGCCTTGGTTCGTTGACGTGTCCTTTCCCAGCCAGGTGGCAGCCATTGCCACCGACGCAGGGCCGCAGTCGTCTAGCGCCTTGACCCCTACGCGCTCCCACAGCCCTAGCTGCGAGCGGACTGGATAAGTCACTTGCCCTGCCCGGCGATCCACGCCGTGACGCCGCCAAGCCCAGAGATGCCAAGTAGAGCGATTACAAACTTGGCAAGTCGATAGGCGCCGCGGGTCTCAGCAAGTTCCAGTTTGATCTCTCCGAGGTCAGCCTCAATCTTGGTAAGGCGCGCCAGAATCTCGGTGCTGTCAGATCGCGTCATCGGTCACAGTCTCCACTGGCAGCGACTCAGGCTGCGGGTCTGGTGGCGAGAACTCGCCCGTGTCTGGATTGTAGCGCCCGCCTACCCACACGGTCGTGCCTTCGTAGACTGGCACGCTGGACTCAGCACCGAACAGCGCCGCGTAGTCGCGTTCAAACTGCGTGAGTTGCTTCTCGTTGAGTTCGCCGCCAATCGCGTTGACCACGACAAGGTCTGCGTTGACGAAGGCGTAGCCACTAACCAACATACGACACCACCACTAGCCCCGCACCGCCCGCACCGCCGACGCCGCTGGTCAGATTGAAAGCGCTTGCCGTTTGCAAGAATACGCTGATCGCCCCGGCACCGCCCCCCCCAGCGCCAGAGTTTGTTCCTGCGGCTCCACCGACTCCTGCGGTGAGCGTCATCGTCACGGTGCCTGACGTTACCGATCCACCGATCGAGCGACCTGCTGCTCCAGCAGCGCCAGCGCCACCATTTCCTGGCGCGCTACCTGCAAGATTTCCGTCGTAGCGCCACTGATTATCCCCACCGCCACCGCCACCAAAGCCGGGGCTGCCGGCGGTGCCGAGACCAGTGCGGACGAACGTCGTGCCAACGCCTGTTCCAGTGATACTGATTGAGCCAGTTCCAGCAGCCCCAGCAGTTGGCAAGGTCGTCACGATTGGATAGAGCGTGTAGATGGAACCGCCACCGATGTTAGTCCCGTCGATCGTCAGCGCAGAGCCTACCGACGGAGTCTTGCCGTTGCCGCCTGCTCCAGCACTTGGGAAGGCACCGTCAAGAGCGATTTGAGGATTGCTCGGTACAGGCGTTCTGGTATCAAGCACTGTTGACGTACCACCAATGCCACCAGCAGCAGTGACATACGTTCCGAATGTCGTTGCCCCGCCGTTGCCGCCGGTCGAAGGTCCAAGAGTCGCAGCAAGTCCAGCGGTTCCTGCGCCGAGCGCTTTTGAGAACGTCTGCGCGGTCCCACCGGCACCTGCTGTTCCGATTCCGATTGTGATTGCAGACCCAGCGTTGATAGCAAGGTTGCGTAAAAAGATCACTGCACCGCCGCTACCGCCCTGCGCTCCGTCGGTTGTCGTCACACCACCTGTTTGCGTTCGTAGGACTCCACCCTGACCGCCACCGCCGCCACCAACGACTAGCACGCCAAGAAGGTTCGTCACGCCTGTTGGTGGAGTCCACGTGGTTGATGCTGGGAAGGATTGAGTCACGATGAACGAGTTGGAGAGCGGCGTTGAACTTGCAAGCAGCAAGGACTGAAGCGTGACCCCGGTGCTGCTTGACACGGTCGCGGTCGCCGTCAACTTGATCGTGAACTCAACCCACGACACGGTGCTAGGGATCGCTGAGCCGCCAGGCGTTGTCGTCCCGCTGATGCTCGTCCACGTCGTGTTGTCAAAGACCGTACCGATCACGGCAGTAGAGACGGCCGTGTTGGTGTGGTCGTAGTTCACGGCACTCAGGGTCAGATTCCACTGCGTTGATCCTGAGTAGGTGCCTACCTTCGCCAGCGCGAGGCTTGCTTTCTGGCGCAGCGCCACGTTATCGTCGGTCGTAATCCAGGCGCGCGTCTTCAGGGTCAGGTATTCGCCAGAGGACGCTGTGCCAGGGTCAAGCTTGATTCCCCACGTCTGGTTCGTCGTGTCATAGGTAGGCGTCGCCGTAATGCTGCTCGTCGTCTGCAAACGCCAGAACGGAAGCGGATTTTCAGTGTCCTCGATCGCAGCGTTGGGGTCTGGAGGCAGAAGGTTGAACGAGGCGTTCGGAAGTCCGAAGGCCGCCTGCTCGCGCAGCGCAACGCCGAGCGGGCTGGAGCCAAACTTATTGCTGGGGTCGATGACCACGACGCCGTTCGGGTCAACCATTGGCGAGTTCAGGGTCGTGTAGAACGACGAGTCAGAACCAAAGCGACGTGGCATTAGGCACTCCCTTGCAGCAACTTGGTCAGCGACTTGGTTGGTCGTCGGTTGAACATTACCCTGACAATCTGCTGGAAAGATCCAGGCTCAAGGCTCCAGTCCACCTGCTCGATTCGATAGAGGCCGCTCAAGCCAAGTTCAGGCGCCGCGATGTCCACCCACTGCCCGGGCTCCCAGCGCGGGACAAGTTGCATTGACGTCAGGACTGGCGTCCCGGTTGCCGTGCCGTTCGTCCCTGTTGATGGGTAGGTGAACGAGTAGTCGTCCACGCGCGTGATCGTCGCCGTTCCGTTCATTGAGGTTCCAGCAGTCCCCGTCAAGCCAGTCACGACGGTGATCGTTCCAGTGGTCAAGCCGTGCGCTGCTGGCAGCGAGACCGTGACGATCTGGTTCGGCGCGGTGCCAGTGCGAATGAACCCGGCAGTTGCGGTGATGTAAGCGTCGCCGTTAGTTTGAGCAACTCCAGTTGTTCCAACCGACGCAACGGTGAACGACGTACCAGAAGGCACCGACGCGACTGTATAGGTTCCCGCATACCCTGCCGATTTGATGTTGTTCAGCACAACAGTCATACCGACCGCATAGCGGTGGAGGTATGGCTTCGTTGAGACCGTGATCACGTTGCTTGCGCGTTGAATGAGCGCAGCGTCCAAGTTCGTGGTGATGGTCGAGGTAATCGTTGCGTAGCCAGCGTTGAATCCGCGATTGTTGTACGAGGCAGTCCCAGCGCCTCGCAAGGTATAAGAGCCGCTCAGCACCGGCGCGTAGCGCTCAAGGAAGTATGCCTTCGCTGCAGCCTGCCGGGTAATGACCTTGCCATCACCGCCTGACGGGTAATCCACCGAATCGTCAAAGTAGGGAGCGCCTGAGCGCGTGTAGGCAGTCCCTAGGGCGTCTGGGCTGTCTGCCTTGATGAGGTCAAGGATCGGGCTGTTGTTCGCGTTTGATCCCCTGAACAGTGCGCGCTTGGTCGTGTCGTGATCCCACGAGACCTCTAGCGAATACGGTGCAACCGTTGCTGGCGTCGTGGTGTTATTCGGCGAACCAGCGCCGCTGGTGATGATCTTGTACGGCGCGTTGCCCTGTGCTGGCGTCACGTCGCTGAGCAGCTCATAGACCAACTGGCCGTCTTGGTTGATGTAGTAGCGACGCTTCTTCTGGTCATACGCCTGGTACGACTCGATCAGTGTGTCTAGGATTGAACGTAGCGTTGAGGCTGATGTGTTGATCAGCAGGTTCGCCTTCGCGTAACTCGTCGTCAGTTTGGTCTTGTCAAACAGGTCAAAGAGGCGCAGGAAGGCGTAGTCAGTTCCTTTTGATTGCCACGCAAGGTCAAGCAACGCCGACAGGATTTTTCCTTCGGTTGAGACCTTCAGACGCTTCGTGATGTCGTTGGTGATGCCGATCCCGCCGATGACTCCTCCCGACGTGTTGATGCCGTCGTCAAGCGCGCAGGTCATAGCGGCGAACGGCACGATCATCTTTGCGTTCGTCACGTCAATCGCCTGCGCGTTCCCTGCGGTGAACTGACCCCACTTGGTAGTAGCGACCAGGACGGTGGTTGAGTTGACGATAGTGACGTCCGATGGATCCCACGCTCGGTTGATGAGGTTGAGCAGGTTATCTCGATCAGCGACCGCTCCTGAGCAGGTGACGCCCGCGATTCTGAAGTTGAACTGGTTTGTAAAGTTATGCGGCGTAGTCGTGACGATCTGAAGCGTGTTGTTGGAACTTCCGAACGCCGTAATCGCGCTGATAGCCGCAGTACCAGACGCAGTTCCGGCTTCGGTTGCGCCAGCCTGGGTCAACTGAAAGGAGCGGGAAAGAATGGTGACGCCATCTCTTGCAGTCCCATTAGCGGTAATGGTCACGACCGTGTACGGGTTCCCAGCCATAAACGGATAGGTGCCCCCGCCCATTACGTTGTGAAGACGAACCTTGTCGCCGACCTGGAATGGGTGGTACTCAGACGTGTTGACGTCAATCGCTCCAGCGCTCGTGCGCGTGACGGTGTTGATGCCGATTGCGTATGCCATCAGTTCAGCCTCACCGTTCCGTAGATGATCACGCGGTCAAGCAACGCGTTTACGTCGTCGCCGCTGATGTCGGCGATTGAGCCTTGCCCTGAGCCAGTCATCCGCGCGCTGATCCCCTGCACGATGCCTCGGAAGATCGTCTGGCCTGCGGCTGGGGCCGAGCCGGTATCTGCCTTTACGAGTCGCAGTCGGCTCTGGTCTGGGAACGTCAGCCACCACGGGGTGCTGCTCGGCGTGTCGTCCTGCACCACCGTGAAGTTGATTGTGGCGACCTCGCCATCGCCAGAGAAGGACATCGTCAGCGAGTCCAGCGGAACGTAGAGCGCCGTATCTCGCGCTGTTCCCGAATAGTTGACAAGCGGGTTCAGCAAGTCGTAGGCAAAGTATTCGGTCGTGATCCCAGCGGCTGTAGCCGCAGTCCCTGCGCTGCCAGCCGAGGTAACTGTGAAGCTGGTGCCTGACGTGACAGTCGCCTGCCAGACGGAGTTCAACGACGTTCCGACGGTGCCGAGAAAGCCTCCCAGTTCGACGTATGCGCCAGTTGAGATTCCGTGCGACGAAGCCGTCGTGATCGTCACGGTGCTGCCGACGCGCACCGCTGTCGCCACGGTCGGACCGTCAATCCATAACTGGAACGGCGCCGTCGCCACTTAGCGCCTCGGTAGCGAGCGGCTCGCGCTGCTGCTGTATTTGCTACCGAGGCTGGTGTCAATGAATGAGACCGCGTCGTTACCGAACGTGATGGTGTTAGTAACGCTGACAGGTTCACCATACGATGGCCCTCCGCGCGTTGGGAGGCCTCCGCGACCTGGCGCTCCTGGGATCATTGGGAGTCCAGGGAGACTACTACCACCAAGTCCTGCTTTCGGCAAAAGCCCGATTAGACGCATCCCTTCAATGACGGCATCAAGCACTGCCTTGAAGTGGTCAAGTTGGCTCGTGATTGGATAAAACAACAGACCCAAGCCATCAAATGCAACTTTAAGTTCTGGAGCTTGAAGTTTCTTCATAAGATTTTCCAAGCCGCCAGCAACCAAACCGATTTTATCTATAAAAGGTTGTACGTCGTTTGTGTATGACTTTGTCAGCGCTTCGGCAAAATCATTAGTAATAAAGTGCGCGACATCTTTGATGTACGGAACAACATCCTGCAATGCCTTTTCTAGCCCCGGGAGAACGTCAGTGCTAAACCAGCTAATAGCATTGGCAACATCTGGCAGGAACTGTGCGCCAAATGATTCAAATGCCTCGTTGATTCTGATCTGAGCAGCCTCCAGCTTTACAGCACTAGTGTTAGCAACTTCTTCAGCGATTCCTCCATACTGCTGTGTGATCAGCCCAAGTGCCTCTAGTCCCTTGATGGTGATCTTCCGAGACTTATTCGTTTCGGTAGTTGTGACATTTCCTTTCTTATCCGTCTTGGTCTTTACGTCCGTCCAATAGACCGTCTTTTGCAAGTTGATGCCAAGTTGCTTTAGCGCCTTGCCGTTTCCCTGATACGCCTTGCCTACCATTGCCGTTGCCGTCTCAAGGTCAATGCCCTTAGCGATCGCTAGATCCTGAGCGACCTTGTTGATCTTGAGCGCGTCGCTGAACTTCTTGGTGTATTGAGTTGCCGTCTCAATAGAGGCACGCACCTGATCGTCGGTAATACCAAGGTGCTGCGCTGATGTAATGAGCGCGTCAATCGCTGCGACGTTGTCCTTTGTTGCTAGACCTCGTGCGCGAAGTGTGGCGACTAACCTAGTCTGCGCCTTCTCGTCGTCAATCGCTCCCTTGATCCCAGCAACGGCCATCCCTGCAATTGCAGCACCGGCTGCAATTGCAGCACCAGCGATAAACTTAAAAGCAGATAAGGCAGCGTTTTGAAGATTTCCAAAACCTTTTCCGACACTATTGAGAACCTTGGTGGCAGCATCCTTCGCAACGATTGCGAAAACTGCGTTTCGTTCACCTGCCATTATCGCTTACCCCGCTTCCACTTGACGATGGTGTTTCTAAAGGCTTCGTTATTGAAAAATGCCGCAATGGTTTCTGCATACGATTCTAGCGCGCGGTCACTATTTGTCTGATCTTTTGCGACCTTCATCACGAACGGTCGCGGTCGTACAGGCTTCACCGCGACAGGACCCATCTTGGTCTGACGTGTTCCGCTGATCCCGCTAGTCACGAACCAGCGATACCACGCGCCACCCTTGGCGCCTCGAGATCGTCCTGCCGTCGGACCGACGACGCCGCTTGGTGTCGAGTAGCGACCACGACGTGCCTTTACGGAGTTACGCAGTTGACCTGGGTGACCGGGGCCGCGAGTCGTGGTGCCAACTGGGGCAGCAGCCTTCATCGGTCCTACCATCGTCTTGGCAGCGTTGAGCACTGCCATTGACTGGAGGCGCTTGAAGGCTCGTGGGTTTGCCGACTCAAGGAAGCCCAACTCAAGGGCGCGGAACTCGCTGCCAAAGTCAATAGAGACGACTAGGTTGGCGTCGGAGCGTGCCATCTACTTCCCTTTCGGCATCAGGTCTGAGATGAGGGTCATTGTACGCAGGAAGTCTCCAGCGTCCCATTCCATCACCTCGTGCGGCGGGATGCCGAACTCTTTGCCGATGATGTGCGCTGCGATGAGCGGATGCGGCGCGATGGCACGACCCGCCGCCAGCCGCTGGGCGTCGAGCCTTACCGAGGGGGGAGTGCTGCTACCGCATCGCTCCACTTGGCGATCGCTGCCGTGAGTGCGTCGATCGGCGCATCGAGCACTGACTCCACCGGCTCACCAGCAGAGTCAAGGAAGTTATGAGCTACGACGAGCGACGCCATCGCTGACATCTGCTCGCCGACATCGTTGCTTTGCAGCTTGATGAAGACGCGTGCAGTGATGCCGTCTGCCTTCATCGTCGCCTTCCACCCCTCGTAGGGGGCTGTGAGATCTACTTCCACCGTGCGCGAGACAGGCTTTGACTGTGCCATCTTCCCCTCCTATTCGTGAATCACGGAAGCGTTGCGAGGTCGCTCCCAACGATGATGCGAAGGCTCTTCGCAGAGGTCGGATCGTAGACGAGGTTGCCCGTCACGCTGTACGTCGTCAGGCCGTCCTCAGCTCCAGCCATCGGCTGCACATCGGTCGGGACGATCATCGTCATCACGTTGACGGTTCGAGTGCCGTCGCTCCAGGCGAGTCGCACGCCGACTGGCGTCGCTGCCTGATACGCGTCGTACCAGGTGCTGACCGCTGAGGAGGTCGAGGAGACCGTCATCGTGAGCGAACCCATAAACGGACCGCTCTCAGCGTGCGTGCTGAACGTCGTCGTGCCTGCGAGGTACGCCTGCTTGGTGATACCAGCGTTGAACTCAAGGCTGAAATCAAGCAGATAGGTCAGGGCCGTTCCTGATGCAGTACCGGGGAAGACCGTTCCGCTCTGGTAGGCGTTCCACAAGCGCCCCGCCATAAACGGCGAAGCAGGAACACCGTCGGCGAGAGTCGCCGAGTTCTTAGCGATGCTCTGGCTGAACAGGCTCGCGCTCAGGCTCGTCAGTCCGCTGCGATCAGCGGCGAGGGTGATGCTCTCGGCGAGCGAGTAGTTGAGCGCGTACTGCTGTTGCCCATCTGTGGCAACGAGCGTGTACGAGGTCGGGCTGTTCGCCGTCGTCATCGAGTAGTCGTAGTCCCAAAGGTAGGGAGTCGCCGTACCAGTCGCCGAGACGGTCTTGGTCATCGACAACCAGATCGGCAGTTCACCGACCGAGATCGCAGGAACGGTCGCAGACACCGTCGGCTCGACGGACACGACGACGCCAGTCGTGGAGATCATCGGATTGCGGAGCGCAACGCTGCGGTCTGCGCCAAGTTCAATCGTCGTGCCGGTGGTGATCGCGCCCGTTGGGGTCACGAGCAGCTTGCGCCCGCCCGAGGTCAGCGTTGGGATCGTGCCTGGGGTCGCTTCCTTGAAGGCGACCAGCTTGCTGAATAGGATGTTCCCTGCGGATGCTGCTGGCATTTGTGACTCCTTACTTCAGTTGGGGCGCTACGCGCTGGTTGATTCTACGCTGTTGCGTTGTAGGCTTCTACGACGGACACTTCAATCGTGGCACTAATCGTGAGGTAGTCCTGATCTGCCCAGGTGTCAGTCCCCATCGTCGTGCTGACGACACTCGCCTGAGCGACCGTGTCGGTGTTGTCAAGGGTGACGCCGTCAATGAGCGAGTCGCGCAGCCAGGAGCGCCACGCCATCAGGTCGGTGTATTTGCGACCGAGGTCAGCCTGCGGCTGAATGTAGACCGTGGCGTTGATGGTGAGCGTGACCGTGCGGGCCGCGGCGCCATAGCTGATCGAGTCGTCGCCGGGGATCAGCACCACTGCTGGGACGACGGCGAGGTTGTCTGGCGGGTACGTGTGAACGATGCGGAGCGCGTAGCCAGTAGGTGGCGTTGCCGCCGTCAAATGGGCAGCAAGCCCAGCGAGGATGGTGCGATCGTTCACCGAGCCAAACCTTCACGGCGACGGTATGCCTCAAGCAGCACCTGCGCCTCTGGGTGTAGGGCGCGCGTCTGGCGAAGGATGCCGCCGAGGTCAGCGCTACCGATGATGCCGAACGGCGAGGTGCGGCTGCTCCACACGGCGCTTGCCTGAATGATCGCAGCCTGCTTCACAGCATTCGGGACAGTGGGCCATCCGAAGACGCCAGTCACCTTCACGCCGCGATAGACGCCCTTTGGGAAGTTCTTTGGGTAGGTGACGGACACATCGAGTTCGGTGTACGGCCAACCATCAAGCGCTGCGTTCCCCGGCGCGAGGTTGTAGTCCGTGCCAGCGACCCACGTCGTCGGATAGGTGCCGTCCCCGTTGTCGTCCGTCGTCAGCGTCGTGACGCTGACAAGGTCATCCACGAGGACGTACTCGTAGTTGTCGGCGTTGTAGTAGCGCGTCTCAGTTGCAGTGCCAAAGCCCTGCTTGCGGTCGGTGTAGTTGTCGATGAGGGCGTCGGTCGCGTCAAGGACGGACTGAAGCGGCGTGTCGTCAGTCGAGTCGGTGATGCCGATTGCCGACTTGAACTCTGCAAGTGTTGCGTAGGACATTTAGCGACCCCCTGACTTCAAGACCATAAGTGATTGAGTGCTTGTCGCAACGATACCGTACAGCGTGTCTGCTTCGGCAAGCCAGAAAGTTTGCAGCGCACCCTTAGGCAACTCAAGCCCAGTCGCGGTTGTGACGGTTGAAGGTCCGACAAAGATTGTGTTGGCGCCTGTCGGCGCGTGGAGGTAGACCCACGAGGCGCCCGTCTTGCCGGTAGCGATCACTGTGGCTGCGGTTCCAACCGTCACAACCGTTGATTCAAGGCTCACGCGTTTCTCCCCTTTTCCCGCCATTCTGCGGTCGTTCTAG